ACCCACTCTGGTGGATTAACTCCAGACCGAATGATCTGGTGAACTCTTGTTGATTTTTCGCTAAAGCCACGCAATACTCCGTATTCTGTGGCGGTCATCATTTCGTAAAGCATTTTTTAATTTCGTTTTCTAATTGTTGAATAATAAATGGATCTAAAATTTGGCAAACTATTTTGTAATGTTCTGTAAATCGTTCGTTTAATTCGTCGTAAAGTTCTAGCGAAAGTGATTTTCCACTACCGAAAAAAATGTCTAAGACAATTCCTTCGTTCTCGAAAGATTCCAGCTCCAAAGTGAAACCAGATTTCTCATAAATAAATTGGTGATCTTTTAGCATTTTGTGTGATTGTTTAGTGTGATGTAAATGTACAAACTGTTGTATTAATTGCAAACGAATTGTAAAATATAATTTCTGTTTTCCACTAGCGGTAAGTTTTTTGTTTAAGTGGTTTTAATTTCCACTACCGATTTTAATTTCCACTAGCGCCTGGGTAATTTTGTTTTCCACTACTGGCGCGATCCAGTTTTAATTTCCACTACTGGTTTTAATTTCCACTAGGTATTTAGATTTCGTCTAGGGTTTTGCGCTGGTTCTGTTTTCGTCTACTTGTTTTTGGTTTTCAATTTTGGAACCGGTTCGAACCGGTTATTTTTTCCACATTTTTAGTAGGTTTTCTACTACTTATTTAATTTTATTAAACTTCTTTGCCTTTCTACTTTGGTTCTGTTTTACTCTACTGCTTTTGTTTTACTCTACGGATCACCGCATAAATTTTTATACGCGTTTACTCTACTGCTTTTGTTTTACTGTATGGATCGGCGCTCTAATTTTTCCAGCGCGTTTCCACTACCTATTTTGTTTTTTACTACTGGTTTCGTCTACCTTTGGATTTCGTCTACCTTTGGTTTTCGTCTACTGCTTTTGTTTTATACTACGGTTTCGCGCTTGGTTAATTATGCTATTTTTAAGCCCGTGGTAAAGCGATAAATTTTTACTACTGGTAATGTATGCGCGAAAATTTAAACGCGTTAAAACGCTTAATTTAAGGCTGTATTTTTTGCAAGTTGTACGCGACGCAATCCAAACCGAACTCAATCGAATAACCTATTTTTAATAAGTCGTTTTCAAGTCGTATTAAGTTATTGTACGTTTGTTCCTTTGCCATGTAACGCGCTAAAATAGCCCGCAAATTAGCGGGCCATGTTTCCGGATATTCGAATAAATCGACCATTTTATCAGATGTTATTTTTTAGGCAAAAGTTATCGAAATAGGCGCTTTGTTCGGATTCTACAAATTTTGCCAAATCGTCTATTTCATTAAGTTTTTTGTATTTATTCGAGTAACTGCAAAAGGCTAAACCGTCAAAATAGATTGGATCACCTTTTTTGATTTTTGCGCCACTTTCGGCGCACGTGCTTGTAAATTTAGCGGTCATAAATTTTCCCATTTTTTTTGTGTTTTAAGTTAGAAATAAGAGAAACCACGGCGGGAATCGAGCCCGCCCAACGTTCCAAAGTGGTTTTATTTTATCGCGAAATAATCACGCGAAGTTCCTAGAAAATTTTGCCACTCGCTGGCATTATTAAATAAATTATAATTAAACTGATTTTCTGGCAATTTGTATGTTTTATACGTAGCGCCGTCTGTTTTAATTGTAAAAACATTTTTACTTAGATTCCAGCGCACATAAATTTCACGGCCTGAAATAGTTACGAATTTTCTAAATTTTGATCTCATTTTGTTAGTGTTTTTTATTAGTGAATGATTAAACCAATTTTGTGGTTTGGTGTATGCCATTTGGTAGCTAGGATATCCAAGTAAGACGCGTCCGAATATCCGCTCGCTTGCATTTCGTCGGATGAATAAAAGATCTTTGAATGCCTTTCTGTATCTTGGTTTATTAGTTCGTCATTTTTACTACCAAGCGAGAAAATTAAATCCAAATTTTCCGGCAATTCAATACCACGGATAAACGAATGCGATTTGGTGTAAGCATAAAACCGGACGGACGGATTCAAACGCGCGATTTCTAGCCATTTTGCGAAGTATGCAGGTGAGTAAAAATCGCCTGAATCATGAATTCTAACATAGGTTTGTTTGTCCTTTTTAACCTTTGCGAGTTCGTCCGTAATTGTTTGTACAAAATTTTCCTCCTTACTTGCTCCGTATCTTTTTGTAAGCGCGCGTTCCACGTTACCAAAGCGATACATTCCGCGTTTAGCGTAGCAAAGCTTCAAACAGCTTCCAGCAAAAGGACAAGTTATTTTACCGCTTTTTTTATCATTACCGGCAGGGATCGAAAAGTTGAAAATTCGTACGCCGAACTCTTTTGCGGTTTTCTGTAGCTTGCTGTTACCGGTTCCTAATAAATTTTGAGCTTTCATATCTGTAGTGTTTAGTGTTATTTGTGTTTATTTAAGTAGTGTTAATCCTAGCAAATATCCCAAAAATAAGATTGGACTAAATGCGATTATTGTATAAATGATCTGTAGTAAAGTTTTCATGATTAGTATCCGATTGCTTCCAATTGCATTCCGTAAATTAGGCCGATGATTAGTACCACTGCCATAATGCCGAAAGCTATAATATTGGCTTTTGCATTTTCGTTGATCTTGTTTGCGGTTGTGTTGTTTGAAGTGTTCATTTTGTTTGTGTTTTAGTGTGTGATTGTTTAGTAAATGTACAAAGGTTTGTAAGTAATTGCAAGTGATTAGTGAAATATTTTTTACTTTTTTTAATCTTTTTTTTACTTTTTAAACCGCTCTTTTGCTGTTTGTTTGTGCCTTATCACTTATCAAATGTACAAAGGTTTGTACTTATGTGCAAGTATTTGTAATAATATTTTTTATTTTTTTTTATTTATTTTCAATTACCTTTGAACTGAATATTCAGATTATTTCAGTTTTACAATACTTTGTATTAACATGGGGAAAAATGGAGGTGCAAGGATAGGCGCCGGTAGAAAGCCAAAAATTGAGGAAATAAAGATAATTGAACAAATGGACGCGATTTGCGTACCGGATAAAATTTGGGAAGCGCTTTTGTACAAATGTCAACAAGGTGACACGAACGCGCTAAAACTTTGGCTTTCTTACCGGTTTGGTTTACCGAAGCAACAAATTGACGTAACGAGCAACGGTGAAAAAATCGCTCCTCCTATTCAATGGATTGGCAAAAGAGTTGCAATAGAAAACGCGAAGTTAGTAAGCGAAGAAGAAGAAGAAGAAACAAACCAGCCCGAACCTTTGGCAATTGATAATCAACAAACCTATCTTTTTTAAATGATTAACTTGCTAGAAGATTACAAGCCGCTTTTTTACGAGGAACCAGAAACAAGATATTATTTAATTACCGGCGGCCGTGGAAGCGGCAAATCTTGGACTTTGGCGCTGTTCCTACTTAATTTAACGTATCAAAAAGGACACGTCATTCTTTTCACGCGTTATACTTTGGTATCCGCGTTCATATCAATTATCCCCGAATTTTTAGACAAGATAGAAATAATGGGAAAAGTAAATGACTTTGAAGTAACGCAAAGCGAGATTATCAATAAATTAACCGGATCGAAAATTCTATTTCGTGGAATCAAAACGAGTTCCGGCGTTAACACTGCAAACCTTAAATCGATTGCCGGTTTATCAACTTGGGTAATTGATGAAGCCGAGGAACTAACCGACTCCGACGTTTTCGATAAAGTGGATTTATCAATACGAGCGAAGGAAAACCCTAACCGTGTTATTTTGGTAATGAATCCGTCTTATAAAAGTCATTGGATATATAATGATTTCGTAAAAAAGAAAAGAGAAGATACTACCTATATTCATACCACATACATAGACAACAAGGAAAATTTATCCGATTCATTCATCCAAGCCGCGGAAAAGACAAAGCGAGAGAATCGCGCTCGATACGAACATTTGTTTTTGGGCACATGGTTAGATGACGCGGACGGCATGCTATGGAATCGAGCGATAATCGGAAAAGCTCGAATAGATGAAGCGCCGAACCTTTCTAGGATAATAGTCGCAATCGATCCCGCGACGACTGCAAACATGCAAAGCGATGAAACCGGTTTAATTGTCGTTGGAAAAGATAGTGAAGGATTTGGATACGTACTCGAAGACCTTAGCGGAAAATATTCGCCGAATCATTGGGCAAAGGTAGCAAATGATGCCGCGTTTAGGTGGAACGCTGATTGCATTGTAGCTGAAAAGAATCAAGGTGGTGACATGGTCGAAGCGGTTTTAAAGTCCCAAGGAACTAATTTTAGGATAAAGTTAGTAACCGCGACAAAGGGAAAATACGTGCGAGCTGAACCCGTTTACTCGTTGTATGAACAAGGGCAAATTTATCACGTTGGTAGTTTTCCTATCTTAGAATCGCAAATGGTAACCTTTAACCCTGATAAAGGAAAATCGCCCGATAGAGTAGACGCGCTTGTTTGGGGTTTAACAGAACTAATGGTAAAAAATAACTTTGAATTCTCAATATGAAAAAAGAAACTATTGCCGCGCTTATCTTAATGTTAATCACTTATTTATTCATAGTTTTCGTGACATTGGATTTTAACGTCTTTAATTGGCATTGGAGCGCTCGAGCCGTTATGGTAGTAACTTGGTTTTATGGAGTTACATTTTTAGAAAAGAATAAATAAGTATATTTGCTAAAACGAATATGCTATGCTATTAAAGGCTCTAAGGTCATACATCAATCCTACGGTTATTTCGACACCACAGAAACCCGATGTAAACCTACTCAATCAAATCCTATACGGTCAATTTACGGCCTCCACAATGGTTGTTTGGTATGACTCGAATCAACAAACATTTATAGACAAAGGATACAAAGGAAACGCGCTTGTTTACTCAATTATTCGAAAGATAGCCGAGAAAGGCAAGCAGTGCCCGACTTACGTTTATAAGGAGACTGAAGCGGCTAAAAAATACAGAGGAGGAAAATATAACTCAAAGGAGCTTAACAGATTGC